TGGCGATCCATCCCATGATTCAGACAGGTTCCGCTCGGCTCCGTTAGAGGACTTCCTTGAACTTGTGAAGGTTCCTGGACTGCAACTCTATTCACTTCAACATGGACCGAGGGGAAAGGATATTGAGACCATCGGTGCGACGGGATTGATCAAGGACGAAACGGCGATGATGCGCGACATGGCCGATACCGCAAGTGTGATTCGTTCTCTTGATCTCGTCATCACCGTGGATACGTCTGTCGCCCATCTTGCCGGAGCGTGTGGAAAACCTGTGTGGATTCTTCTTCCCTATCAAGGACTCGATTGGCGGTGGAAATACGAAGGTGAGGAAACGGTCTGGTATCCATCCGCAAAACTGATTCGCCAGCAAGAGGATGAGAAGTCGTGGCGACCAGTGCTTGAACGAGTTGCGGAGATGTTGAGAGAGTATAAGAAATGAAAGGGCTTCGTAGGGATGAGGTCTCGCGCGCCGTTGGAATCAAGAACGAATTAATTCGGCTTGAAAATCAACTGGGCGATACAAGGGTGATGTATCCCGCATTGATGACAATGATATCGGCGACTCGAATGTATAGGGCTGTCGTAGAGCAGTTTATCAATGAAAATGCGGTAAGGATAAAGGTGAAATGATTCGCCTTAATATGGGGTCTGGCCTAAATCCCATGCCCGCCTCTGAGGGGTGGACTAATGTCGATCTGTATGGCGAACCGGATGTGCGGTGCGATCTGGAAAGGACGCCGTGGTCGGCTTGGAAACCAATGCCAGATGGCTTCAAGGAATATGAGGAAGCTAAGTCATGGGAGGATTCTTCCGTAGATGAAATGCTCTGGAATCATTCACTGGAGCATATGGGCCAAGACCCGAAGGTGTTCATCAACATCATCAAGGAAATCTATCGCGTCTGCAAACCGAATGCGAAGATCACCATCGCGGTTCCGCATCATCACCATGAAAATTTCTGGAACGATCCAACTCATGTTAGGGTCATCACTCCCGAATTGATGGCGCTCTTTTCCAAGCGTCAGTGCGCGGAAGTGAAACGACTTGGCGGGGCAAACTCGCCACTGGCGATCTATCACGATGTCGATTTTGAGGTTGAGACTGTGCAGAACGTTCTTGACCCGAGATACGAATACATCGTCAATCGATCCGACGAACAGTTCAGATTGAGCCGTCAGTTCCTCAATGTCTTTGTCGAGGTTCGCATGGTCTTGAAAGTGATCAAGTGATGGACATTCTTGACGCTATCTCGCAGGCACGCCATGCGTTTCTGGCGGCCGGATTGGAACCTCCCAAGATCATTGTTCTGCAAAGCCACGATGACGGGATGAAATTTCTGTCGATGATGATGCAGAAGCAAGAATGGGTTTATGATCTGAACGACAAGAGCGGCAGATACGGAAAGCCCATCACGGACGGGAATGACGAAACGTGGATGGACTTGCAAGTACAGGGCGTCACGATTCGCTGGCCCGCCGTGCCATATAAATTGCCAAACAAGACGACAGTATGGACATGAGCGAATTCTTCTCCAAATTCTCCTCTCACGTCGATTCGATCCGCTACGATAACGGAGACATGATCGTGAACTACTCGAATGGAAGCAACGTGCGCTACAAAGGCGTTCCCGAGAGTGTCTTTACCGAAGTGAATCGGGCGGCTTCTGTCGGTACGGCGATTCGCACCTTGATCAAGGGCAAATATCAATTCGAGTACATCACATGAACGTCCGCGAACATATGGAACTGAATGGCATGCCTATCCGCTTGACACCCACAGCCACTAGGAGTTGAGACGATGAACGACCTTGCTCGTATCAACGCGCGGTTGCTTTCGGAACCGGAACCGACTCTCAGTTTGGCGCAACTGGCCGACGACTTGAACGCGCTTGCCAATATCCGTCAAAATGCTCGCGTTGCGTTCTGTCGCCGCCTCGCGGCAGCCTATCTATTGATCGTCGGTCATCGGCCCAACACACGATCTTCTGACGGTAGTAAGTTTCGCGAATGGTGCGACAAAAACATTCACTCGGCGAACAAAAAGCCGTACTCCCACCGGACTCTTGAGTTATACCTAATCATCGGCTTTTCGAAGAATCCCGAGAAAATTGTGCGGCAGCGCGTCGATGATGCCAACAGGCGTGCTCACCATATGCGCCGCTTCGGCGCGGCAATTGCCCATGCCGTGGAAAATAATGTGACGGCTCTTCCGGTCACAAAGATTCGAAAACAATTCGACACGACTGGCGATGTAGCACAGGAAATTAATGCGTTAATGCGGGCGTGGGAGCAAGCATCAACGACGGCTCGCAATCATTTCCTTTATTTGGTTTCGGGCCAGAAGATTGCGAGTTAGAGGTAGTGACCATGGGGCTTAACCGGATAAGCATGCTGAATGGGTTCACTGCGGCTGCGAATGTCTGGCCTGACCGAGACAAGCGAACCGAGGCGGCGTGGGTACTCTGGGAAGCCAAGCGCCAGTTCATCGGGATTGACGGCAAGCCGTTTTCATCTCCCGTTCAGTTTACTGAGCGCCGGAGCGTGGAATGAAACCCGCAGAAATATCTGCGTATCTCCGCACGATGGCTGACCGGGTGGATGCTAATCAGGACCGTCCCTTTGGCGGGCTCTTTGTCATCATCCCGCCCGATCAGGAAGCCGACTCGGTCTTGTTGCTGGAGGGCAAGCCAGACGGGGCTATGTTCGTCGGTTTGGTGACGGCAAAACTTGAAGTGACCAAAGCCCTTCTGGACAAGCAGAGCCAACAGTTCGGCCGCATGCGCTAGACCTAAGCCATTGTTCCCTATAAACTAGGGCGATGGCCGGATGGGACCAAAACCAAGTTGATGCCTTCAAAAAGGCGTTTTTCGAGTTCTTGAAGCACGTTCGTATCGACTCCAAGGAACTCGGCAACATTTGCCTTGGTGATCATATCTACGAGGCCCAGCGCCGATTGCTGGACGGGATATGGTCTGGTCTAGCCCAAGACATCCACGACTTCAAAATATTGAAGGCTCGACAGCTCGGAATTTCCACGCTTTCGCGCGCCCTTACCCTATTCTGGGTTGGGATGCATGATGGTCTCAAGGGCGCAATGGTGTTCGACACCAATTCGAATAAGGAAAATGCGCGGCGTGAAATTGAGGCGATGATCGAAAGCCTTCCGCCAGAGGTGGAATTTCCAAGGGTCCGATATCGAAATCGTGACGGCATAGGACTATCGAATGGTGCAACGATCCTTTTCATGTCGGCTGGCATCAAGAAGGGCAAACAAGGCGGCGGTCTGGGTCGGTCTACTGGCCTGAACTTCGTGCATTGCTCTGAGATTTCAAGCTGGGAGAACGCGGAAGGTATTGAATCATTTAAGCAATCTCTGTCTGAAACATTTCCGAATCGGCTCTATATTTGGGAGAGTACCCCGCGAGGCTTTAATGCTTGGTTTGACATGTGGACCGAGGCAAAGGCCGATGATCTGAACCAGCGCGCAATTTTTATCGGTTGGTGGGCGAAGGAAAACCAGCGCATCAAGCGCGGAACTCCGGCCTTTGAACGATACGGCAAGTCCGATCCGACCGACGAGGAACTGAAAAAGATAAAAGAGGTTCGGGACCAATACAATTTCGATATCGACATGGAGCAGTTGGCGTGGTTCCGCCGCCGCCAAGACCCCACGCTCAAAGTTGATGAAGAGGGAACACGGGTAGAAGCCTCTGGCGGAGAGTATCTGCTTCAGGAACAGGCTTGGGTTGAGTTGGACGGATTTTTGATGACGGGGAGCAACTTCTTCCCCGCAGATCGTCTTTCGGAACTCGCCCAATTCGCCAAGCAACAACGCTTCAAGGCATACGAAATCTTCACCGGCACGGAATTCATTTACACCAAGATTTACGATGCCAAATCCATCTCTCACACGCACCTGAAAATCTGGGAAGAGCCGGTTGATGATGGGCTCTATGTCGTCGCCGCCGATCCCGCCTTCGGACACTCGGAGGATTCCGACCGCTACTCCATTCAGGTCGTTCGGTGTTACGCCGATGGGGTGGATCAGGTCGCGGAATACAATCTGACCCAGATTCACACCTACCAATTCGCCTGGGTCATTGCAGCGATCTGCGGTTATTACAAAAACTGTCAGATGATGCTGGAGCTAAACGGTCCCGGAGAAGCGGTGTGGAATGAGTGGCGGACCCTGAAACAGACCACCAAAACCGGATATTTGGCGCTTCAAGCAGAGGAAAAGGGGCTCAAAAATGTCTTTGCGAATGTCAGGGACTATATTTATACCCGTGCAGATTCAATGACTTCTGGGCATGTGTTCCAATGGAAAGTTACGGAGGCGTTGAAAGAGTCGATCATGGAACGGCTTCGCGACTTCACGATGAACGGTCAACTCCGCATTAGATCAATGGAAACATTGGAGGAAATGAGGTCTATCGTTCGTGAAGGAGCCTCGATCAAAGCCGAAGGGAAGAAGAAGGATGACCGGGTTATTGCTTTGGCAATGGCTTGCCGGGCGTGGGAGGAAAAACAACGCAGAGCCTTGATCGCTCAGGGAAGGACTCGGGAATTCGAGGCCGCGCGCAAGAGATTGTCGTTCAAAGATCAGTCGGACATGTTCTCGCAAAAAATGCTAACGTCCTTTTTCGATCAGAAGCGCCGCGAGCGCCATAGTGCAGAGGCTTACTTGCGGCGGCAGGCTTGGAGGCAGCGTTAGTGGCTGACAAATCCACCGATTATTTCGAACGCAATAAGCAGTGGGTTAAGCCGGGCGATCACGTCTACAACACACCTCTCGCTCCACCACAAGAGGCTCAATTTCGTCAATGGCTACAGGTCAATAAAGTTCCGTTTGATCCGAACGCGGCGGTTACGGATTACGATATGCGCGGTTTTTATGCTGCGCTACAATCTGGCGATCCCAAGGCTCGGTCAGCGATAGACCCAAACGATCAGAAATTACATTACCCCGATTATTGGAAAACGCCGTACCATGCGACGTTTTCTGCGGAAAGCCAATGGGCCGATTCGGCAAAGGCACCGAAGTGGAATGATAAGGATCAGTTAGTCGGAGCGGACGGGACTGTTTTGTTTGACGACCGCGCTCAGAAAGTTCAGCAAATGTATCAAAAGCAGCAAGATACACAGCAATTGATTCAGCAACTCAGAGCCTTGGGGGCGATGTAATGCCCATCGTCAGAACTTACGAATGTCCGCATTGTTCGGGGCGGTTTGACGAACTTCATATGAATCGGGATGAACCGCCTCCGGCCTTTTGTAAGCTCTGCGGGCACTCGACGGCGATGGAACCTCAGGTGACCTCGGCTAACATAAACGGTGTGACGGCGAAGGCTGTGGATGCCACTGTGGCGGAAATCGACCGAGGCTCTCAATTCCGTGCCGACATGGCTGCGGAAGTAACCGGATCGGATCGAGGGGATACGAAAGTTCTAGTGACCGATGGAGCCGCTCCAACTTACAGCACGAATACCCCAGTGCATGAATTTATGAAGAATCATGCAAAATCTGCCCCTCTTTCCTTCCAGTCCCAGTCTAATGTCACCCAATTTGTCAAGGGCATGAAAGGCCAGAAGGATGTTGGGGCGGCGCTTCCCCTGATGAAATCCCTAACCTCCGAACACGCATTGAGGGCGGCGGCTTTGAACCGAGCCGGACAGGTCAACAAATGATTCTCAAATCCGGTGCCAAGGAACTCACCAATCAGGCTGTGGACGTTATCCAGCGGTGCTTCAATTCCTCTGGGGAAAGGGCCGCTCTAGCCAGACAGCAGTATCAGTGGGTCCAATCCGGGCGGGCCAATGGTGTTCGGGCACAGGTCAACCTTCTCTACCCCCATCTCGACCGGAAGGCCTCTCATCTTTTCAGCCCATCGGAACTTCGGTTCACGATTGATTTCGAGAACCATTATGAAAAGAACATTCTCGAATGGGCCGAACGCGCCGCGAGGAAGCTGACTCGGGAGTGGGAACGGCAAGACATCGACATGACTTTTGCCGAGGGGGTGTTTCAATCCCTCATGTATGGTGCAGTGATTCCAAAACAGATCAACACTCATTCGGGTTTGGGATGTTCGTTGGTCATGCCGTGGCAATTCGGAGTCTATCGAGAGGACAAGAACGAACTCTCTAGTCAGGAAGCTGTCTGTGAGAAAATCTATATGACAATGGACGATGTGTGGCGTCGAATCTCACATCTTCCCGATGCCGAGAGAATGTTTAACCGGATCAAATCATATTCGAAGCAAGGCGGGGCTGACGAAAACACGAGCTTCTTTCATCAAATTCTCTCGACCTCGACCCTCGACACTTCCGGGACTCAGATTTCCTCTAACGTTCCTGGAGGATTGGTTCAACTCTC